TCTACTACTACTCTCCCTTCTTTGGCGAAATCAGCTTTATTTTTACCCATTTTACGACCTTGGCTAGTGTGCATATCCACACAGTAATAGTCAATTTGCATATACTCATTACACTTCTTATACAAATAAGCAAAATCGTTTGGTCCATAGTACATTTCTCGTAAACTACTTAATTTCTCTTTACTTATTTCTTCAGAATCACTACATTTCATTACCATATCAATACAAGAGCACAGGAACATAAATCTTTCTCCTCTTCCTAATTTAAAGAACTCATTCAACTTATAATCCATCACCTTTTTATATACAGAATTCGCCTTTACCACCTCAGTATCAAACAAATATTCCCACACCATATAAATATTATCTTTTCTCCTATACCTTACAGCATCTCCTTTTTTCCCTCCCTTAAATATTTTAAACATCCATTTAAAACATTCATCGTCTTTTCTCTCAAAACACTCCACAAATTTCTTAAAATAAACCATATCATTAAATCCAGCATCCTCATTAATAATACGGTGACTCCACCAGCTTCTAAGGTCACTATTCCTTCTAGAAATCCGCCCTTCCACCAGACACTTACACATTAGTATAAGAGTTTCACCAGAACTTTTCCTATTCTCCTGAAACTTTTCAATCATTTCCCTTAAAATAATATATCGTTCTGCCTCAGCAAACAGCAGTTCTTCATCCATCATCACTATAATCCTATTAATAAGATTAGTAATTATAGCCTTACAGGTCTGCTGTTGCTTATCTGTAGATGCATATAGCTCAAACTTATATATCTCATAAGCACACCAGACCATATCATCAAATTGCTTTCTCCTTAAATATTTTTGCATCCCACTTTTAAGTATATCCAGCTTATACCCATTCTGGCTCACACTACTAAAGCAGGTCCTATATTTCATTTGCATCATCGAATTATTCAAAATACAGCTCATATTCAGTTTTTATTAATATTATTTTAATATTAGTAAAAAGTACAAAAAAGTTTTCAATTTTTATTTGCCAAAAAAATATTTGTGGGAGTATAATTATTATTGTAAGGTATACCATGCTCTACGCACCAACGGATACACTTTTTAATATTTTGATTTTTCAATAATTCTTGCTTTTCCTTTGACCTATCCTGGTAATGGATCATTTTAATTGTATTGTGGATATTTTCGATCTGTTGTTGAGTGAAAATAGAATTTATTTCATTTAATTTACTCAAATAATATGTGTTCAACTTCAAATTTAATATACTTTCAATCTCGTATTTTTCAAAATCCATACTTTGTAGTACAAATAATATATCATGAAATCGATTGTAAATAGAAGATGTATCACTGAATTTAAAATACTTGCATACTAAGTATTTCTCACTATTTGCGTGACGACTTGTATTTGGCTTGACGATGTATACTTTTTTATAAAAACAATTCAATAGATAAATCAGTTGGCTTGTATTTTTAAGAAATATATCAAAAATCTTTAAAATAAATACTCCATTGTATTTCTGCATTACGATGGCATACGCGATTTGCGTAAACAATAGACGAAACGCGTTATTTTCCTGTTTATTGAAATCCCCTGAAAAATCAAAGCCACCGTCTGCCGTTATAATATTCATACTGTTTTTATACAACGACGCCATATGTCTGTAATTTTCCACCTTATACAAATCCCCGTTCCCCGTCTTACCCTTTTCAATTATGATATTTTTATACTTTTTGAAAATGTGTTCGCTTTTCTTCCAACCTGGTATACTGTAATCGTTCTCGTTAGTTAGGGTAATCCCATAATACGTATCCAATGGGTTTGATCTCATGTAAGCGGTCGCCTCGATAAATCCACCTGGTCCCTCTGCCAAATGAAAACTTTTTAAACTGGTGTAATTGTTTAAAATATTGAAGTGTTTGTATATTTCTATCAGCTTGAAAAAAGCACGAGAAACCGGATTCAATTTTGATATCGAATACGACAAATGAGGCAAACAGCTATGTATAAACTCATATGGATTGGTGTATTTTTTCACAATGTCCCATTTACTATAATTTTCATTGATAAGCTCCTTTGACCGATTTAAGTACAAATGTATGCTTTTGCTAAGAAAAATTTCTTCTTCCTCTTCTTTATTTTTAAATTTTAATTTTATATCAACTGATTTCAAAATATGATTACAATCGGGCAATAAATAATATAACATTTAATATTCTACATTATTTATTTTGCTAATTTTATATTCTTTTCGTTATAGTATCATTATACCAAACGAATTTTGCGTTTTAATTTAACGACGTTTCTCTTTACAACTTTTATATTACCCTTCATCCTTTGTAGTTTCTCCTTATTTTTACCAATGGTATCATTTGCTTTTTCCATTTGTATTTTAAATACATTGCTCGCATCTACATTACGGGCCTTTTTAAATATGAAGTAATTATTGAGGAAAGACACTTTTTTCTCATTGTCCGTCATATCCAATGCCTGTCCCACCTGTTTTTTATGCATTTCTCTATTTTCAACATCGTTTTCCATTTTGGTATACAATCTCTGGAACGAGTCAACTCCTGTAAACACGCCAAACTTTTTACATTCGTTTGAATCTATTGGAGCAAATCCATACAATTCCAGCAACTCTTTAAAATAATCAAAATTAACCAAATATTCTGGAAACATTTTATTGATCGACTCTTGATACACGTCTACTCTCATTCCAACGCCAGTCATATCGGTTGGAAAGGTCTCATTCGAGTACATTTTCTTGATCTCCCATACCTTCTTTCCATTTTCAATAATATACTCGCTTTCTCCATGAGATTTATCACTTAACATATTGAATACTTTCGCACCATCGTAACAAGTCCCAATAAAATATCCATTTATTTTACAATTTTCAGATACATTTCTTAAGTATTCATTCAACATTTCAATATTTTCAAAGAAGTAGTGAGTGGAAAACATATTTGACACCACATCGAAGCCTTCTTTTCCAATTCCAAAATTATTATAAGCAACTTTTCCCAATACATCCTTATCCTTGCTCCCCTTGCCAACAATCGCATCCATCAACATTTTACCCTTCGAATCCAATATACCGCCTTTATTTCTTAAATTCAGCCCACTGTTTGCGTTTATAAATAAACATGTGGGTGCGTTACCGTGTTTCCCCTTAAAAGTCAAATATCTGGCACACGCACCGTCCTTTCTATTCTCCAAATTCATTTTAGACAAATCGAATCCTAGTACAAAATTTAGTTTTGATTGATGCCATTTCCACAAATCACCCCCTCTTCCAACCGACATGTCTACAAGTGTTTCTGCCTCGTCCGACGCATTTACAATAAGAAGTTGCTTCACATATTTATTATGAAAATCACGCAGAGAACGAGTATTTGTTTCGGCATTGACCTGCTTGTAATAAACTTCACTGTTTTCCAAATCAAATAGTCCTTCTCCAGATAACATTTCTTTTGTAATTGGGTTGTGTATTGATTTCCAAACACCATTTGCGACGTGATATGCATTCCCAAAGTTTCTGTTTCCACTTCTATAGTCTGCTGTCTTATCATGCCTTACGCGTATAGGAACCCATTGCCAATGTTTCTCATTTTCTTTCACATACTTAAATTCAACGATTGTTTTATCTTCAAATGTTTCTGTCTTGTCTTCGATAAACATGTTTCCACCTATTAACGGTATATTGCATAAATTGACTTTAAAATTAGGCGTTGGTTCAGTCGGAAAGAATGGAACCGGTTTGTAATCTCTATTGTCGTAATTTTTACTTCCAGGGTAATTACCATCGATAACATCCTGAGAAGGGTTAATGAAACCATGCTGTTTACTATTAAACCCAACGCGTAATTCGATTGTCTTGTATTGTAATAAATTATTTTTGTTTTGAGTCATATTAGTGCCTTCTTGGAACAAATGATTTATATTATCCCTTCCCGTCTCACCCTTCTTTGTAATGACAAGAAAATCAATCGTGTTATATTCAGGCGGCTTCCATTTAAAACTATGCTTCCACGTTTTTTGATGTTCCATTACTCCCAATTTACTACTACCTATCGATTTATCTATTGGTGTGAAAATCAAACCATCTGTCTCGTATTCAAACATAGACCCATCTTCCATTCCATCCAATAGTTCCTTGCATGATTTAAACAAGCTTATTTTTTGATTCGTCGCACTTCTGTTTGAATAAAAGGTTTTTACCTTGATACTCATAGTTGGTTTTTTATCCTTAATAATTGATGTGACTTCCATTCCCTTTACAAATTTATTCAATATCTCCAACCTAGACAATTTTTTATCGTATTTTGGATCATCAAATTTCATGTCATTCTTATAAATTAGAGGATAATACCTACAGTCTTCTTTTTTCTTAAAATATATATCAAAACACATGTACAAGTTCAAATACTTGCCGTGTTTGTCGTGTATGATGTGTTCCCCATCCAATACACTGTTATAATATTCATTGTCCTTGGTAATCAATCCAGTATATTGGACGTTCATGTTGATATCAATCATGTATATTTTTCCTTTTTGACCGACATAAAGGAGTTTTCTTACTCCATCTGCTTTGTCGGTTACTGTGTATGGGGCGTGTATGTTTGGAATATTCAAATCAGGGACACATGGAGCAGCATTTTCCATCTCCAATGTGATAGACGAATATCCAATAAAATTCTTTCTGTTTTTCCTCATGTTGTGTCCTTTGTTGTCATTTGAAAACAATGTTTCATTTGTGCTATTGCTCGTTAATTTTACATAATTGTAAACAACCGCCTTCTGCTCTGTATATGATATTGGAAAATTGGTCTGTTGTAATCCCGATAAAATCAATTTAATACCACTGTTTAATAATTTTTTTAAGGCCAACGGGTCCATTTCCGTATCAATTTCATCATTGAGTAGTTCTATTTCTATTTCATACGACTCCTGGTTATTAAATAGATTGGATTTTTGAACGGACGATTCAGCGATGTATTTTCTACTTTTGTAGTCCCATTTTGATGTACGCAACACACTCAAATCAAACTTAAATGGTATTCCTTCTTTTTTAAATGTAAATCGTTTTATCAAACGATACGTTTTCCTATTGTTGTTCCATTCGTTTAACATTTTCCTAACCAATGGATATTCACTTGTAAGCCTATTTTCTGTTTTATAATTTACACGAAATTCATAGTCCGCATTATTCAATGGCATCATTTTTGAACCACCGGACATCTCTTTTCCCCGCTTCTGTAAAAACGACACGTAAATTTCTGGAATTTCTAAATTAAATGTATTTTTAGTGCAATATTTTTTAATATTCATTAGTCCTTTAATTTCTGTTCTAATATTGGACGTCCGAAGTCGGCCGGTGCGTTCATCTAAAAATTCGTTTTGTATATTTAAATGATATTGGCCATTGGGTGTTTCACAAGTATAATTATTCAGTTTTAACTTTTTAATTACATTATCAAAATCTATGCGGGTAATTTTATTGGAATAATTGGTTCCAAATCGCATTTCAAACTCGTCCGTACTTTGCCCGGACAGAATATACTGTTTTAAGTATTCGGTGAATGATTTCGAAAAATCATTTTTACTCATTAATATATATAAATTATATATAAATTTAATATTATTTAATAATAAATTTATATTTATCAATTTTATTTCATTACATTACTTAATTAGGCGTTTCAAACAATATTATGCTTTATTACATAATCTTTTGCTTTATTTTTTCATACAGTTCATTTTTTGTAAATGATTTCTTTTCATTTTTCATAATTTCAATACCCAACAAATTACATATATCCTTTATTTCAGCAGCCTTGTAACTACCTACCGACCTCAATGGCTTTGTGATCGATTCAACCACCCACTTATCTTTTTTAAATTCAGTCAATGAATCATTTGTTATTGTTTCTTTGATATACAATCCATATTTATTATTTCGTTTATTAATCATAATATAATCGCTGTTGAAAGTATCGATGTGTTCATAATACATGTAATTATCCGTGTAAATAACATTGTACTTATGAACCAGACAAATAAAGGTAAATAAACCCAAATCAATACCATTGTCATCCAACAACTTCTCCTCCAGACGCGTTCTATTTAATTTCAATGATTTAATCAATAATTTATTCGACCGGATACTGCTGACGTATTCAAATTTACGGTTTATTTCATAATTGTAAAGGTTGTTTTTATTTAATTCGTATTCTTGAGACCCGTAATGATGTGACACCCAGCACCAAAATAATGAATCTTTGCAATCCAATGAAGGATAAAAATAGTCTGCCTTCTTTTTTGTAAGTATAACTTCCTGAACTACTGTTTCCTTTTTAGCCACAGCTTTTTGAAAACAGAGTGATTTTAATATATTTTTATTTGTTAGTGAATATTTATTAACGTTCATTAATAAATCTTCTATATTTTCTTTGGTGGGCGTATAAGCATTGTTATAGTTGGAATTGGCGGTGTATTCACTTCTGCCTTGGGTATAGTTGCCTCTTTTTTGATTATGATTCTCGTTTCGGTTGTATCTCCCCCTTTTATGATTGTATTTATTACGCGCGTACATGTTATACATTATCGTATATATATCTTTATACTGTTTTACTAAAATATTCCTTCTCGAACACATCCTGTGTACTTTTAATTGAATCCAACATTACTTCTTGCTCGTCGATGTATTTCAGGTAATTTTCTATTTCTTTTATTGTTCCTGATGGTAATTTATTCAAAGACAAAAAAACACCATTGTTGTTTTCAGAAAAATTAATATTATTTTTAACAATGATCTCTAGTATTTTCTTATGATGTAATTGGTCTTTTTTTTCAATCTTTTTCTTTAATTTCTTTAATTCGTCTGTAGAATATTTATCGTCTACCGGCTTTTCTTCTACACTCATGCTAATCATATAAATAAAAATGTCAAAAAAGGTTTATATTTATTTAATATTTAAATTATTATTGTTGTCGGTTTGAATTAATAATTTTTTTTGGTGGTCTTTCTCTTATTTTTTTTGACAGATGCCAATTCGCCAATAATAGATATGTGTTCGTCGTTTAACTTATAACGCGTACCGATAACCTTCGATACAATAACATCATTTTCCTTAATTGTATTGAACATCTCATTTTTAATATTGTGTTCTCTGGGAATAAACAATACAATAGGGTTTTCTTCTTCTTTATAATAAACTGCCCGAATACCTGCTCTTGTTACATTCTTAACCAAACATTTGATTTTCATATTTTCTACAGGATGACATACCAAACATTCAAATGACACATCGAACGATAATTTATTTCCCTGAACCACTCCAGAACTGTGTGTTACTATATTCACAGAATTTCTCTTAATATATCCTTCTTTTACACATTTCCCCTCCATTTCTTCCTTCAATCTAGCTAAAATATGTTCTTTTAAATAATTATCAACATGTTTAAATTCTACATAAATTTTTCTAACCAATATTGATTTGATATAAATGGAACCCTTTTTCATATTTTTTGCCGATTTCATTATATAGTATCAATATAAATTTTTATATTAATACAATAATATTATTATTTAATCAATTTTATTTTTATTGTGTATTATTTATTTATTATGGTTAATTGTTTCGTTGCGTTGCTGTATTTTAAACCAAAAATAATGTATTCCCATCTTTGTCTACTTTTTCCTTATTCGTTTTCGGTAAAATATTAACATCGTATAAAAATCCCTCCAATAAATTGAAATTATATTTTTCATTGTATTTGTATGTTAAATGATATGACAATAACATTATCACCGAACACATATCTCTTGTACTTTTTACATTTATTAATTTATTGTCTGTTTTTAGCTTACTCTGTAACACTTCCTCCAATTCTTTCATTTTTTTTGTGATTACCTTCTTATTCTGACCCAAACTACATTGTTTTCCTGAACTTTTTGTATTTTCACCCAATTCTTTAATTTTACTTACGATACGTTCTCTAAAAGAATCGTAAAAATGGACCGTTTTTTCTTTATTATCAACTAACCATTTTGACTTCCAGTCGTTCACTTTGTATTTTTCCACTAGCTTTTTTATCAATACAGTTATCTTCTTACTTTCCTCCTTCCACGCGCCATCTTGCAATGTGAAAAAATTGTATTTTCTAAATATTGTATTTTTTTCATTTGGAATGACAACACTCTCATTATTATTGACAGTCCCCAATGAATATTGTTTAAAATAAGAATTCATGACATTTTTTATTTTATCATTTTTAATTCTTCTGTGTGTTTTTAATAATAATTTCTTTGAGGAATAAGGCAATTCCTCAATCAGATGATGTATAGTATAATTTAATAATGTTTCTTTTTTTATTCCAAACGACTTGTGTATAATATCAATCACATGTTTGTACTTTTCAATTTCAAGCCTATTTGGAACATTTATTTTGTTGACGTCGTTGTTTAAATAATTATAAATAATAACAATACTATCGAGAACCTTATTATCCGTTCCCTTTTTTTTAAATATGGCCTTTGGAATACTCATTTTGATTTTATCATTTTCGTATTCTACGGGCATTTGACGTTCAAACAATGGTATATTTTTGTTGTATATTTCCATTGGTTGGAATATATAGAAATTTCCTATATTAACCAGTTTCCCCTGCCTATCTAACATGTCTTTAATGAACTCATTTTTATTATTGATTAAAATATCCAATGCGATATAAATCTCCTCGTCTGAATATTTTTTATATTGGTTTATAAGAAGAAATAATTCTTTTTTATGAAATACATACCCATTTGAAAATATGAATTTTATTTTCTTCAATAAAACATCTAAATTAAGTATAATAAAATAATCGTTGTAAGTTGATTTGTCTACATTCTTTTGATTGAACGCCGGGTCTTTGTCAAGCAAGCACGTATATTTGCATGGACCAATTTCACACGAAAAACTGTAATCCTTTGCTCTAATATCAAAATCCTTTATTGTGATGCCACTGGATAGTTCAATTTCGATATTTTGCTTATACTGTTCCAGTTGACTTTTATTTAACACGCAATCCAATGCGTTTTCCTTTAAAATCTGTGAAATTTTATTTATCTTCATCGTTTTCTGTTCTGCCAATCGATACATGTATAAATCAATTGCCTCATTCTCATTTGTATTATTAAGCTGTGTACCGTATAAAAATATTTCAACATTTCGTTCCTTAAATGGAAGCATACAATGGCTCAAATTACGGACCGCTCTACCAATGGTCTGCTTTGTTCTATTTAAATTATACCATGGCTCCATTAGATGGATCTGTCTGATATTTTTAAAGTCCAGTCCTTCTGAACCCGCCTTCGATATAATTACAACTTTTACAAATTCACCATACTTATTTTTAGAATTGGTAACTTCTTTCAATTCATTTTTATTGTTGGGAGAGATGCTAGGGTCACCGGTAATCATTGCATAACTGCCAAAAAATGTCTTATTGTCATTATTTTTAAAAGAAAATCGGTTTCTAGGCATTTTCTTAAACAAATTACTACCGTTTGATCTCGATAACCCTAATTCTTCCAACGCAAGAGCCAAAGGAACGCAACCACCTTCTATAAATTGCGAATATATCATAACAATACCGTTTGATTTTTTAATTTCAGTAATGATATTATGTATTTTCTTACTGTAATCCTTTATCTTATCATCTGAAAATATACGTCCATAATTTTTAATTGTAGATTCTTTGTATTGGTACTCTCTTTTGTTTTGTCCCCGCTTCATTAGTCGCATCAACCCTTCTCTCCCATAAAGCTTGTCAATATTACCAGCAGTGGACGATTCGCCGCTCATTAATTTTTGATTTGGGTAGACCATGTTTAACAATTGCAATGGACCATCAATAACAGTATACTGGATACCTTTGTTCTTTTTTTCCAACACAGGATTTTCTTTTTTTAATTTTTTAATTAATATATTGTATGCTTTTTCCTGTAAAGTTCCGCCTATATTATTAATGAATAAATCTAAATATTGAATTGGTGCGTCTATTTCCAAACCATTGATTTGAACCTTTGGATAAGACCATGATTTACTTTCGTTCAATAATAACAATGATTCACCTCTATTGCTTGTTTTTGGTGAAATATGAAATGGGAACGTAAATGGATTATTACCCTTTACATAACTGAAATAGCCTGTGCTTTTTTTTATCAATATCTCTTTTCCAACCTCCTTTCCTTTTTTATTTATTATCAATTCACCATCCGCATCAAATAGGTCTTTTTCTTTTAACATATATCTACCGTCGTTCAGGTTCATTAAATTCAACAACCACACAATTTCACGATGGTCGTTGTACATAGGTGTTGCGGTTAATAATATTAATTTAGTGTCCTTTGCGTATTTTACGAGGTTCAGGAAATGTTGTGATGTTCGCTTCATCTTGTCACCAGTCCTAATATTATGAACTTCGTCTATTACAATTACCCGGTTCGAGAATTCTTTTTCTATTACAGCTATTTTATTTTTATCCTTCAACTCGTTATCCGTCAATGATATATTTGCCCTTTTTATGATAGAAGTAATATAATTGGAAAATTCTAAATAACCCATAAACTGATACCAATTTTTAATAATTTTTTTAATTTGTTTGACTACCTTTTCACGTGAAATATTTTTTGTAAACATCGGGTTTACTTCTTCTATGAATTTATTTCCGGTACATGATTTGATATCCCAATACCCATCGACTAATTTGAGTTTTCTTTCATCAAACAATTGGAGTTTATAATTTTCTTGAACTACAGGGCTCGCTATCACAATTATTTTTTTGTTATGTCCCATTAATTTCATATATTTCCTCGTTTCTTCACATATTGAAATGGAAGAGCACGTTTTCCCTGTCCCCAATCCATGGTATAATAATAAACTATTGTACGGAGTTTCAAAAGAAAGGAAGTTTCGCACAAATTGTTGATGGTTTGTAAGTTCAAAATCTTTTACATTACACAAATCGTCTGAAATCTTCTCAATATTTTTATAGTCTTTTTTGGAATATCCTTTTATTTTTGTATTTAAAAATTCTTTTTTTAATGTTATCTTTTTATTGAAATCCGAAGATTCAATATGTGGATATAAATTTTGTTCCATATTTAATATAATATAATATAAGATTAAACTATGATAAAACAAATATATTTATTGTTGTAAATATATTTATTAAATAACTAATACTAAACGAATATACTCTTTATATAAACGAGTATGTTTCGACCAATCTATTTACCTTTTTCAATATATCTCTCAGTTCATAATTGTATGGCCTAATATGCTTAATAGCGTCGTTATACGATAACCATTTCATATTACTCACTTCTGTTTTTTGAAAATTATTACAACGATTAATTTCCCTCATATAAGCTAAATAATATTTATGCTTATAAGTTTTATAATTCGAACCCATAAATGTCTCCTCATATGGTATAATGTTTGAAATCATGTTTATTTTATTTAAATAAATACCAGTTTCTTCTTGAAATTCCCGTTTACTACATTCCACGTCTGTTTCATTGTATTCCCTTCTTCCTTTTGGAAACCCCCATTCTGGTTCCGTCCAAGTTGTCTGACTTTTTTCTATCAGTTCCCTCAATTGATAGTAGTCTGATTTATAGATATTTACCCCATCCTTTATATTGTTAAACTTTGATTTGGATATTTTACCTTCAGTAGAGTATTTTGTATTATTGAAATCACCCCATAATTCATACCATAAATCATCAAAGTCTTTGCTGAGTATATTATTCTTCTCTTGCATTGTCATTTCATCGATTAAATTCGCTATGTACGATTTGAAATACATTGGGTATTTGCCGCGCATAAATTCAACAAATCCTAGTGTATTTCTTCTACAAATCAATAAATATTCTATTATATTATTATTCTTACGAAAACAGATTATTCCAGAACTTGTTATTGGCTTTTTACAAGATCTAAAATGGTGTCCTGTTTTTCCACAGTTGGTACAAAAAATATTTTTATTCTGATTCATTCTTTCTATATGTTAAAATAATTTTATTTTTATATCATTTCCATATAAATGAGTTTAAATGAAGAGGTATGGTTGCCCCAAGTCAAATTTGTAATGCAGACCATTGCTTTGAATTATCCAAAACACCCCAATGATGTCACCAAAAAAAAATACTATGACTTCGTTCAGAACATACCATTATTAATTCCAATGAAACCATTGGGGAATGATTTCATTAAATTATTGGATGATTATCCCGTCACACCATATTTAGGGTCTCGTTTATCATTTATGAAGTGGATCCATTATATATTTACAAAAGTATACAAGGATAATGGGATGCAAACGGATGATTTTCAAAAAAGTTTAGAAAAATATTACGATAAGTACAAACCAACTAAAGAACAGGATAATGACTACTATAATCTAAAAAGAAAAGTAATACAATTGTTAATTATACTCGCTATTTCCGGAACAGCCGCTTATTTGTATAATAAATAAATCATTTATGGCATTAAAATATTATTATTTATATAATGGGAATGGATAAATGGATATTTATAATTACAGTTTTATTGATTTTTGATACATATCATGACGGCGAATATTCAAAATGGTTTTTGACTAAGAAAAAGTATTTTAAAATTGCCACAATTGGATTCGTGGGGTTAAGTTTATACGTTTTTATGAAAAAATACCCGGTATCTTCACAGAAATTATTGTATCATGGGTCGAATATAGTAAAATATTTGCCAATCGATCCAAATACAAAGGACATGATAACTCCTCTTTTTGATTTAACGAATTCTGGGAAAATTGTTGAAAATTTAACAAATTCACCTCAAACAAAACGAATGCTTCGGTCCGGTTTTGGAAGTACAAAACGTAGTGTAAGTGAAACAAAGAAAAAATACGTGGCATCACAACAGAATTGGATGTGTCAATACTGTGGAGAACAACTTGATGCCACATTTGAAGTAGACCACAAAGTGGATTTACAATACGGCGGTTCCAATCATGTCTCTAATTTAGCCGCTGTATGTAGAAAATGTCATGCTAAGAAGGGTATGATGCATCGATTATAATATAACACTGTTATTTTATAGATTATTTAATATAAATAATATATAAAATGTCTACATCTGATGATAAAACAAAATATAATGAAATAATGAAAAACAATGAATTTATTGAAAAGGAAAAAACGATTAATCTTGTTTTATCTATAATTGCAATAGTATACATTCTTCTTTATACGTTCATACCAAAGGTAAAAGAATTCACCAAATCTATTATTGGTAAATCTATTGGAAAGATCATCGATATTGTATCTAATAAATTTCCAAAGATATGGGACAAGATTAAGATATTATTTAATTCTGAAAACAAACTAACTACAGGTATGGGGTTAATAACATTGGGGATAGCAACTGCGTCATTGTTTTTTTTAATCAATGCTATAGGTGATTTTTACTCGCCGGGAAATAGTATATGGCTTATCATTTTGTTGATATTATCTATTTTTCCTGCTATTTTCTTTTTTATACGGTTGAGTAATAAAAAAGGGTTTTTTAATAATGCCAATAGCCCAATGCCACAATTATTTAATATATTAAACATATTGAAATCAAACGTGAAAATGATTGTCTCTATATTAACCGTTGTATTGGGAATTGGTATATTGGGTATGGCAACGCTTAGTTCCGAAAAATCGTTTATTGCTGGCGCAAATGGCGTCATGTTGGGATTTTCACTGATTATGATGGTTGTTGCGTACACATTTATTATTCGGACAGACATATTTAAAAAAATAAAAAATTTCCAACCATTACACTTATTATTTAATTTAATTTTTATAGTACCGTGCGTTTTATCTATTGTGTTTAATTGGACTTACGAACAAATAAAAAACACGCCTTCTTTTGTTTATACTATTTTATTGATTGAAACAATAATAATTGCTCTTTATTTTATTATCCCCCATTCACAAAGGAAGTTCTATTTTAGCCTAAGTAATAAAAAAACAAATGCGAAGGACTTGGAAGATGTAATGAAATTTAATAAACAAAAAAAGTCCGATTTACAAAAAAAAATATTTAAATTAAAGGAAGACTTCTTCAGAAAATCTCACGGGGATTATAAATATATGAACGAACAAGGGGTGAATGATACGTGGGATGAACTATTTACATTGTATAGTGATTACAATGATAGCGAGCCTGTTAAAAATAGGTTAAGAGAATTAGAGTTCTGTTCTAAAAAAGACAAAGTTGACACGGAACAATGTAACAAAATGCTGGATGGTTTAGTTGAATACATAAGGAATTCACAGCAGAAAATAAATACATTGGATCAAGAAGTCAAAACAATAAAAACAGAGCTTAGTCCAGAAGAAAAATTTATTGATGATTCGAAGTCTGAAACGGATGAAGAAGGGAACTACACAATGAAGGATATTCAAGACAGTGTTGTTTTACAAATGAAGCCTGTTTCTTTAAAAAAACAAACCGTTCCCACATCATCTGAAAGTATTAATTTATTTACCAATATAGCCAACCAACCAAATTATTCGTATGGACTATCATTCTGGGTATTCGTTCATCCGCAATCTGGAAACATAAAAGAATGCAATAACATAATTAATTTCGATAACCGCCCACAAATACTGTATTGTCCCATTTATAAGAAAATACCCAAAGGCGAAGTGGTACACTATAAAAAAGACGGCAAACGAATTAAAACTATCGTAATGAAATCATACTCGTTACCAAATGATAATGTTTTTTATAATTTAAAAGAGTTTGACGAAGAAGGTACGACTCATTCCAAAGTTCATTATTCCAAGATTGAATATAAATACCCATACAGTGTGTTGAAATTCGTTTTAGGATCGGACGAAGGTTCTCAGAAAGAGTTTGCTTTTCCATATTTAAAAATGCAAAAATGGAATAATGTTGTTGTAAATTTCATAGACGGGACATATGATTTATTTGTAAATGGGGAGATGGTTAACAGTTTTCAGGGAGGCATGGAAGAATTGAAATTTAATGATATTAATATTGGCGAGGATAATGGAATAAGTGGCGGTATAGCAAATATCGTATATTACAAAAATTATTTAACAAAAGACAAAATCATCAATAATTATAATTTATTAAAAAACAAGAGCCCGCCTATAATCAGTAGTTTAATAAAATAACTTTATCACAATTATATTATAATTTTCTAACTAATAATTATACTATGAATATAAAAAAAATATTATTCGGAGCTGTTATTTTAATAGTATTATATGTCTTCTATACCACTGTATTTGCTGATAAAAGCAAAACCAATTTAGTAGAGTTACATAATGCTTTAAATAATACCATGTCAATTAATGCTACGAAATTATCAGGAAGTGCCAGTGCCGACTATACATATAGTTTGTGGGTTTATGTAAATGATTACAATAAACAATATGGTGAGGAGAAAATTATTTTACAAAGAAGAACTGCCTTAGGCGATACAAATATATTTTATCCTAAAATTAGTTTAGGAGAAAATCAAAATGATCTTAAAATTGCTTTAGCAGAAGCAGTAGCAACTGGAGAAAGCCCAACTGATGTCACACATCATAATATAACCGTTCATAACATACCTTTACAAAAATGGTGCCAGGTAATCATGACCAAATCAGGGAAAACGATAGATGTATATTTAGACGGAAAATTAATCAAAACTAGTATAATGAGTAAACCAGCATTTCCAATTGACGCCACAGTAGATGTTGAAATTACACCCAAACCTGGATTTTCTGGATACATTTCCAAAGTGAACTATTTTTCAAACGCAATCAACAGTCGCGAAGCATATCAATTGTATAAAGAAGGGTATGGTTCTGGATTTTTAGGAAATTTCTTTAATCGATTTAAACTTAAATTCGCCTTCATGCAAGATAATCAGGAAAAGAGTAGCATTATACTTTAAACACTCATCCACTAATTAAAATTCAAATCCTTATTAATATATAAATTTTTGAATTAAATATGATTTGTAAATTTGTTAATTTCTTTTAATACTATATATAAAATGTCAACTGAAGTCCCAAATCCAATACAAAATATAGAAGCCCCATTGGAAAAGGCAAAAGATATGGTTCAAAATACGGGTGCCGCTATTGCGGAATCAACCACATCTTTGGTCGGTAACTTAAAGCAGACAGCAAACGAAACGTTTGACACATTTAGAAATAATCGATATGTATCAGGCACGGCTGATTTTTTGGAATCGAATTCCGCAATAGCACGCATCGCGTTTTTAATTCTTGTATTGATCGCATTTACATTTGTACTAAGACTGGCAACCAATATTATGCAATCTTATTTTGCGCCTTCACCCAATCCTATAATTATAAAAGGGCTACGAAGAGGCAACAATCCAATTATGATTAGACAGGAACCTAAGTATAGTGATTCAATTCCAATACTACGTTCAAACAACGAGTCTGGAGGACTTGAATTCACTTGGAATACCTGGTTATTTTTAGAGACCGTGGATGACCGTTATTCGCATATCTTTCATAAGGGAGACGCGACTTTAAACAATCAAAACATAAGTCCTCTGAATAATTCACCTGGATTGTATGTTAGGAGAAATCCCATTAAACGCGAAGCGGAGTTGAGAATCATTATGAGTACATTTGATAATCCACATGGAGCAGACATTAGTATTGGTAATATCCCTTTACAAAAATGGGTCAATGTAACCATACGTGTCAAACACCATAATTTAGACATTTATGTTAATAACAATATCGTTCACCGACATATTTTTAAAGGATCACCGCCAAAACAGAATTATGGAAATATACACGTTTCCAAGGAAGGTGGGTTCGATGGTCTTCTTTCAAATCTAAGGTACTTTAATAAAGCAATCACTGGTGTCGAAATAGCAAATATTGTTAAAAAGGGAGCCGACTTAACCTCTGAAAATAGTGCTCTGTCAATTAAACCACCCTATTTATCTATGAGATGGTATTTACCAAAATTGAGTAATGATGCGGAGGCCACAAATTAACAATTCAATCAATTCATATTAAAAATAAGATAATAATTACTAATATCAATTATCATCTTTATACATCATGTCGAATAAGTTAGATAATTCACAAATTATACATACAGATAAAATAGCATTGTTTCACAGAGAAACTATAAAAAAATATACAAAAAACATACTGACTAAAAATCCT